TACATTCCAAGTGAACGACAACCTTGCACCTGCAGGTTCAACAGCAGGAGCTTTAGGTACACCATCTATCGCTATCCGTGTAGGACAGACGGTTATGGTTGTTCAGAACGGAGGAACAGGTAGCAACAAAGGTATCGTAACAGCGGTTCCAACTGCAGACACTTTCACTGTAGCTTTCTATGAGGCAGGTGGTCTTGTAACAGCAGGAACAGGAGTAGGTAACGCAGACGTTTCTGTATTCATCTACGGTTCTGAGTTCAAGAAAGGCACAAACGGAATGCAAGGTTCTTTAGAGGCTGACGATTTAATCTTTGAGAACTCTCCAATTATCTTAAAAGATAAGTATGCAGTATCAGGTTCTGATATGGCACAGATTGGATGGGTTGAGGTAACAACTGAGAACGGAGCAAACGGATACCTATGGTATATGAAGTCTGAGCACGAGACTCGTTTACGTTTCGATGACTACTTAGAGACTGCAATGATTGAGGCAGTTCCTGCAGAAGCAGCAGGTGGTGCAGTAGCAGCAGGTTTCAAAGGTTCAGAAGGTATCTTCTATTCTGTAGAGAACAGAGGTAACGTATGGTCAGGTGGTAACCCTGTAGCTTTGGCAGACTTTGATGCTATCATCTCACGTCTTGACAAGCAAGGTTCTATCGAGGAGAACGTTATCTTCCTAGACCGACAGTTTGGTTTTGACATTGACGATATGTTAGCAGCTCAAAACTCTTACGGAGCAGGTGGTACATCTTACGGATTGTTTGACAATGACGAAGAGATGGCACTTAACTTAGGTTTCACAGGATTCCGTAGAGGTTATGACTTCTACAAGTCTGATTGGAAATACCTAAACGACCCAACAATGCGAGGTGGTTTACCAACAGGAGCAGGTTCAGGACGTGTAAACGGACTATTGGTTCCTGCAGGTTCAACTACTGTGTATGACCAAATCCTTGGAAAGAACGCTAAGCGTCCATTCCTACACGTTCGTTACAGAGCTTCAGAGACTGAAGACAGACGATACAAGACTTGGATTACAGGTTCAGCAGGAGGGGCACGTACTTCTGACTTAGATGCAATGGAGGTTAACTTCCTTTCTGAGCGAGCGGTATGTACCTTAGGGGCAAACAACTTCTTCTTATTCCAAGAGTAGGAACAGTTATAAAACCAAGAGGGGTGTCTTAGGGCACCCCTTTATTTTTTAAATTTTAAATTATATCAAATGAAAACAAAAGAAAAGTTCGTAAGTAAAAGTTATAGACTTACAAGAGACGTAGCACCGCTAACGTTTATGTTACCATCACGTAACACAAGAAGATACCCACTATTATGGTTTGACGAGGACAAAGGAATAAACAGACCTTTACGTTATGCCGTCAATCAAAAGACACCATTCGAGGATGAGCAGGACGGTAACGCTATCGTTGAGCCTATCATATTTGAAGATGGATTCTTACACGTATCAAAACAAAATCAGATTCTTCAGCAGTTCTTAAATCTACATCCTATGTATGGTAAATCATTCACAGAGATTAATGACGAGAAGGATGCGTCTCAAGATATTGAGGTATTAAATCTAGAGGTAGATGCATTGATAGAGGCACGTAGCCTTTCATTAGAACAGCTTGAGAGTGTATGCTCTGTGTTGTTTGGTATTGATGTGTCAAAGGTTTCTACAGCAGAGATGAAGAGAGATATTCTAGTTTATGCTAGAAACTATCCTGAGGACTTCTTAGATATTATCAACGACCCAATGTTAAAGCTTCAGGCTAAGGTCAACAAGTTCTTTGACAGTGGTCTACTTACATATAGAAAAAACCGTAAAGAGGTTTGGTACAGTACCCCAACAAATAAAAAGCGTATGCTTGTTGTTCCCTTTGGAGACGAGGGAGTATCTACAGTAGCTAGCTATCTTCAGACTGACGATGGCGTTGAGGCATTGAAGGTACTAGAGAAACTACTAGATTAATAATTAACTATAAACTATGAAACGGAGGGCTTTTAAGGAGCCCTCTTTTTTTTTGCTTATCTTTGTGTAAAGAAGATAACGAATGATTAACTCAGTAAGAAATACAGTTCTATCTATACTGAACAAGAACAACTACGGATACATCTCTCCATCAGACTTTAACCTGTTTGCTAAACAGGCACAGCTAGATATATTTGACAACTACTTTTTCAATTATAACTATCAGATTAATAAGGAGAATGCTAGACAGTCAGGTACGGGATACGCTGATATTAAGAAGGGATACGAGGAGGTGATTGAGATGTTTGGTGTAACAAACTATCTACCAACCACAAGCACATTGTTAAATACTGTCAACCTAGGGAATACGTTCTATCTACCTGCACAGATTTATACAGGTGATGACTACTACCTAATCAATAAGGTGTTGGCATATGAGACAACTAAAGCTACGGGAGCAACTACATCGGTGCTTGCAAATAGCCTAGAGGATAGTACAGCCACATTTATTAGTGATGGTGTAAAGGTAGGGGATGTGGTATTTAATCTACGCACACCGTCTGCATTAGAGAACGCTACGGTTACTCAGGTATTGAGTGATACCGTATTGGTTCTATCATCAGATATATTTACAGCTAATGCATCAGCATATGTGGTATTTAGTCCAAAGCAGAATGAGCTAGACAAGGTTACTCAGAATAAGATTACAATGCTTAACAACTCAATGCTTACTGCACCGAGTAGATTGTTTCCTGCATACACACAGGAGGGTGGTATACTTACAGCCTATCCATCGGCATTGTTCTCAGGGATACAGTGTCAGTACATAAGATACCCTAAGGACCCGAAGTGGACCTATGTAGCCTTGACAAACGGTGAGCCTGTGTTTGACTCCGGACAGGCAGACTACCAAGACTTTGAGCTTAGCTTAGATGACCAAGTTGAATTGGTAAATAAGATTCTACAGTACGCAGGTATGTCTATCAGAGAGATTCAAGCGGTACAGTTTGGTAAGGCAGAGGAGCAATATAACGACCAACAAGAGAAATAATGGCATACATATCACAATACGAATACTACGAGAATAATGGGAACGCACCTGAGAATGCTAATTGGGGTTCCTATCAGTACGTTAGCCTATACGATATAGTAAACAACTATATGCTTATGTATACGGGTAACCACTCAATGATTAACAACGAGGAGAGATACAAGGTCTTGTTCCACGCTAAGCGTGGTATACAGGAGCTGAACTATGATGCGTTCAAGGAGATAAAGGTTTTAGAGTTGGACGTGTGTGACAACCTAAGGTTTGTTCTACCTCCTGACTTTGTGAATTGGGTTCGTATATCACTATATAAGGATGGTGTGTTGAGGCCAATGACTGAGAACATTCAGGTTAATAGTGCAGACGCATATCTACAGGACAACAACTGTAAGATTCTTTTTGACCAAGACGGGAATGTATTGAAGCCTGAGTATTCAGGATTGGATGTAGATAGGATTAAAGGGACAAAGAAGAGTATCTATCTAAACGAGGCTAGTCAGTTCAATGGTATGTTAGGATACAACTACGATGGCTATTGGTACTTTGACTACGGTATAGGAGCGTTCTACGGGCTTAACACAGAGACTGCTAACGCTAACCCTACCTTTAGGATAGATAAGCGTGCAGGTGTAATAAACTTTGACTCATCAATGTCTGACGAGAAGTGCATACTTGAGTATGTGTCTGACGGTATGGAGAATGGTGACGATAGCTTGGTTCAGGTGAACAAGCTTTTTGAGGATTATGTATATGCGTACATAACATATGCACTACAGAACTCTAAGTATGGTGTTCAAGAGTATATGATTAATAGAGCGAGAAAGAATAAGACAGCACTATTACGTAACGCAAAGATTAGAATGAGTAATATTCATCCCGGTAGGTTACTACAGAACCTAAGAGGACGGGACAAATGGATTAAGTAAATGGCGAATTTAAAGAGACATTTTATATCAGGCAAGATGAACAAGTCTGTGGACGAAAGACTTGTGCCTAACGGTGAGTATATTGATGCATTGAATGTAAGACTTGGTTCTACTGAGGCATCAGAGATAGGCTCCGTTGAGAACTCAAAGGGTAACACTAAGGTTACATCATTGGAGTACAACGGCACAGCGTTAAGTAATAATGCAAGGTGTATAGGTACTCTTGACGATAGTGCTAATGAGACATTGTATTGGCTTGTACACGACCCATCATTCAGTGTTGGAGCTACAGGCAAGCTTGACCTTATAGTGTCAATAGACCTAAAGGTAGACGCATTGGTGTATCACGTTATTAGTATTGACGATGGTGGCAATACAGATACGACACTAAACTTTAATCCAACATATCTAGTTACAGGGATTGACTTGGTGGAGGACCAACTGTTCTTTACCGATGACTACAATGCACCTAGGGTTATTAACGTTAAAAGAAACTATGAGAATCCTGATGCGAACGTAGACCAATTTACTGCTGAGGAACTTCTTGTAATTAAGAAGCCGCCTGTAGAGGCACCGACATTTACATTGAACCTTACTCCGGGGGAGGAGGACTATTTAGATGAGAGATTCATATGCTTTGGATACAGGTATAAGTATGCA